GGTATCTGAGAACACTCTGACACAGACCAAGATGCAGTACACGCTTTCGCTTGAGGTTGAGACAATCGATAACTCTGATTTCACAGCGTTAATTGGATTCCGTACTCACCCAACAGACGAGGTGCGACTACGTGACGCAATTCCATTCCCTGTTGATAACTCACAGGGTTACTCTGCTACTGCTGGAGCGGTATTCTATCTGAATGCGAAGAACAGAAACAACACCGACACCGACCGCAACATTCTTCGCAATCTCATCAACTCTGATCATGTCGGTGCAGAGTGGCAGAACGTAGCCTTCTCACGTGACGGCTGGGTGACAGACGACGAGGGCGCACGCACATTGCGTTTGCTCGCTGGCTCTCGTCTTACTATTGATTACAAGCCTTTCGCAAAGGAGGCAGCACAATCGGGTAAGACCATCGAAATTGACTATCAGATTAACAACACGTCTGATTACAATGCAGAGTGTATCTCGATAGCTATGCCTTACCAGAAGGGTTATATCGGTCTGAAGGTGAAGCCGTCTTCTATTATGTTCGCAACTCGCAGCGAGCGTAATCCTGACGTGCAGGCTATGAGTACTGACGATGGTGTGCGCATTCGCCTGGCACTCGTAATTAGTCCTAAGAAGTACACCTACGTACTCAATGGCAATACGTATTATCTTAACCTCGTTTATCTCTACATTGACGGTGTCGAAGCTCGTAAGTTCGCCTACTTGCTTACCGACTCCATGCAGATAGGTTCAGGCGGTGGTATCGTCATAGGCTCTGATAAAGCGGATGTTGATTTGTATTCTATTCGTATCTATGACAGCGCAATGGATGCATCTAATGTACACCAAGACTATATCAATGCACTTTCTACAGTTGGAGAGAAGAGTGCCGAGAAATTGGATAACGACATCTATGATACACTCGGTACCACGGTCGACTTTGACAAAATCCGCGGTAAGGTCAACGTGTTTACTTTTGATAAGCCTTTACCTGCTTATGAGTACGGCAAATCATATAGACCAAAGGGAACGCTGGAGATTTATCCTAAGGATGGAAATACCAACCTTAACCGCCTGACAATTACCAATCTTCAACTGCAAGGTCAGGGCACTTCATCAATGCTCTATTACCTATGGAACTGGAAGGCGAAAGTAGCTAAGGACACGACCATCGTGTATGAGGACGGACAGACAGAACAGAAGAAGTTTGAGCTGTTCAAGAACCTGCCGAAAATCTCTAAGCTGACAGGAAAGAAGAATATAGCGTCTTCAATGCAATACCACAAGATGGGTTCTGTAAATTCATTTACCGACCTATGGAAGGCAGTTGGTTTGACTAACGAGGGTATCGAACAGAACAGCGAAGCAAGAGTATCTATTTATCAAGAGACATTCGTAGGCTTCGAGAAACAGACGGCAGAGGACGGTACTGTGACGTATAAGTTTGTTGGTTTGTTCACCATCGGTCCAGACAAAGGTGATGCTGCGACCTTTGGATATGACAAGGACCTTTTCCCTGACCTCCTGTCTATTGAAGGCTCTGATAACTCGCCACGCCTTACCTTGTTTCAAGTGCCTTGGGATAAGCGAAGAATACGCTATAACGCTGAGGAGGAAGCCTATCAGTACCAAGTTTCTGAACTTTCGTGGGAGAACTGCTGGGACTTGGATTATGCTGACCTCCCAGCGGATGATAAGACTACAGCAGACAATGAAACACGACAGCGTGCAGAGCAACTCGTTGAGTCGTATATCACGGCTTACAATATTGTATATTCGTGTAATACATTTATTGAGCCTTTCAATGGTACACTTGAAGAACTGAACGCTGACCCACATTCAACACATATAGAGTATTGGATAGCAAAGGATGGTGACCCCAACCAATACAACCTATACTATTACGATAGCTTGTATAAGAAGTTCTGCCCATCAACACTCGATAGCGGTGCAACAGTGGTTAATCTTCGTCAGCAGTTGGTCGGTGATAAATACGGATTGACCGAGGAAACATTCACATCGATTAGTGATGTCGCTAAACTCAATGAGTTATTCAAGGCAGCACGCATCCAAAAGTTCCGTGCTGAGCAGCCACAGGACTGGGATATTATGGACCTGCTTTTTCATCAGTTATACGTAGAGTTGAAGGCAGCAACTGACAACTGTGCCAAGAATACATATCCGTATAATTTCAATAAAAAATAGATATGGCAAAGAGTAAATGGAAGTTCCGTCAGGATGACCTTGATACTATCCTGACAGTCATAAACCAAGGTTTAATGAAAAAACCTTACTGGGTAGAGTTTCACGATACCTATGCTGACGGTACGCCTGTATGGAACGGTGAAAAGTCTGTGTTGTGGAACTTAATGGAGCAGGCATATCCAGAGGAGCGTGCGCAAATGATGAGACGAATGATGTCTAAGATGGAGGAACTTGGAGGACTGCAAAAGGGTACGCATCAGCAGAAACTCTTTGCATACTTCGAGAGGTATTACTTCTCTGTGATAGATAACTTCTCGTCTATGCTCTATAATGAGGATGGCAAGCTGTACGAGAAAATGAAGCTCGCCATGCTGCAAGGTACTTATACGAACGATACCGACCCACTGGGCCAGTCGCTTGGTGATGGTAAGTCTCCAGAGGTTGCTTGGGTAAAGAAACGCATTCAGTACCTTATGTCTAAGTATTCCTTTGGTGACTACGACGCAAAGACTGCTGAAGGGGCTATCACTGTGCGTACCTCTGCACAGGCGGATGCAACGACTAACTCTATCGTTCTGCGCCTGACGCCTGCGATGAAATTGTACCCTACTATTGCGTACGGTACTACAATCATGCGTGGTGCTCGCACGGATGCTGGTAAGCCGTGTGAGATAGTCGTAGACATTAACGGTACCAGTGACCAGCAGCTATCTGTCAAGTCAGCAGACTACCTGCTCGATATAGGCGATTGGAGTTCGTATGTCATCAATGGTGCGCTTTCAATCATTGGCAAGCGACTCAAGCGATTGAAACTGGGCGATGAGAATGAAGAGAAGGTGAAGATACTTATATCTTCGCTTACGCTCGGTAATACAACTTCATTAGAGGAGATTGATGTGCAGAACATCTCTACTCTTGGAGGCTCGCTCGATATGCGTAGTAACTTCCGTCTGCGTAAGTTCCTCGCTGGTGGCTCATCACTAACCGAAGCACACTTCGCTGATGGTGCTGCTGTAGAAGAAGTCGACTATCCTGCTTCCACGTCATACGTGGAATTAAAGAATCTCGACAAGCTCACCAATGAGAAGTGCAATACAGAAGCATGTGCTCCGAATGTGATGAGTTACTTCGTGAGTGGGTGTGACAACCTCCAGCCGATTAAGATGCTCATTGGAATAATGGATGCACAGGTAGGGCAAGTGCCTCACTCCCTGCGTTACGTGCGCTGTGTCGGATTCAATGAGACTTTCACGGATGGACGAGCATTCGATAAACTTTCCCAGTTGGTAGACGGCACATATCAAGGAATCGATGCAGAAGGGCAATACGGAAATGACCCATATCCAGTGCTTGACGGCACAATCAACCTCACCACTGGTGCATATCGTGATACTTACGATGCATTGATGACCCACTATCCAAAACTCAAATTGAACATAGCTAAGTGGTGGATAAGGTTCGAGGACCCAGAGGTGAAGCGTATTTGCGTTGAAAACTGGGATAAAGACGGTGATGGAGAGCTCTCTATGGAGGAAGCAGCAGCTGTTAGTTCCATCGGGACTAAATTTTACAACAATAATAAGATTGTAAGTTTAAAAGCATTACGTCATTTCAAAATAGAGCGTTTAAACGCTGATATTTTTAGAGATATACCTAATCTAAAAGAGGTATGGATTCCATCCACAGTTAAATCTCATGGATATCGAACTTTCCTTTTTAGTGAAAACATTAAAATAGTGGTAATTTGTAGCGAAATACCATTCACAGACAGAAGTTTTTTCAATGTAAACACTTACAATCATATACCTACGGATTTAAAGGTATATGTACCAGATACTTCGTTATCAAGATACAAGGAAGCGTGGAAAAACTTTCCTTATCTATCTCGATTGCATCCCTTCAGTGAGTATCACGAATGATACTCACTGAGTGGCTTAATGAACTGCGCTCTGTGTGATAAATTGGGAATAGTTCTATAAGTTTCGATAGCTTCGTCTGGGACATACATTACGATTTTTACTCTTGTATATCGATTCAGTAGGAAATCGTTGTGAAATTTAGGTGGTACTGGAGATTGAAAGATAACATTGCAGTCGACGGTATTCCCTTCGAGGACTGAACCTTCAACACGACTACAAGATGAAGGAATAACCAGTTCTTTCAACATGTTAAAGGCTAAACCATACTGTCTTATCTCGCGTATACCTTGAGGAAGACTAATCTTAGTAAGATTGCAGCGTGACAGCATATCAACTTCTATAATAGCAACGTTAGTAAAGAACCTGAACTCTTGGAAGGCATTTGAATACCTTTTTATTAATTGTGGAATGATAGTCCCGATGGGATTAAAACAACATTTGAACACCGTTTTAATCCCATCGGGACTATGTTTGCAAATAAGAATTTCATATCATTGAAAGAATTACAGTACTTTGAAAGTACCCATCTATCAAACAAAGCTTTCGGAAAAGTAAAAGTAAGCGGAAGCATAATACTGCCAAATGGATGTAGGAGTATTTCTGATGGTTGCTTCTCTTTCGCTACTATTGACACGATAGATATTCCTGCCTCTGTTACATATCTCGCAAGTACTTGTTTTAGGTTTTGTACCGTAAACAGCTTAATTTTTAGATCTATAATACCACCAAAAAAATATGGATATCAAGAGTTTGGTGGTGCTCAAATAAAACACTTCTATGTTCCTGATGAGAGTATTGAAGCATATCGTTCTGTTAATTTTGCAGATGGAAGGAAAATTGTTCCACTTAGCGAGTATCATTCGTGATACTCGCTCATAGGGTGAATAAATTTAATGATTTTCGTGTTGCCATTAGAAATGTTAGCCCATTTCTGCTTATATTTAGCAACGGCATCATCTGGAACAAAAATCTTTAAATCTTTCGGATAGTTGTAGCCCGTGTCTATGTACATAAAGTTGGAAGATAAACGTGGAGGGGTTTTCCCACACATAACGACTGTTCTCAAGTTCGGAGTTCTAAGAGAAAACCAAGAACCAATAAAAGTCATAGATTCAGGAACCCAGACCTCTACAAGATTAGGACAGTTCGCAACAATCTGTTGAGCGATGTCATCTAAAGAAGTGAAAAAACGTAGGTCCTTCAAGGTCTTTAAATGCTCATTTCCTCTAAACATAGTCCCGATGGGATTAAAACGGTGTTCAAATGTTGTTTTAATCCCATCGGGACTAAATTTTACAACAATAATAAGATTGTAAGTTTAAAAGCATTACGTCATTTCAAAATAGAGCGTTTAAACGCTGATATTTTTAGAGATATACCTAATCTAAAAGAGGTATGGATTCC